ATATTGCCTTCAGATTGAAAGGCAGCTACGCTCCAAAGAGTGCGGACGAAATCGAGGCCGGAAACATCACCATCAACATAGCTGCCATGCCTCGCCGCGGTGAATGCCCACCATCGACATAGGCGACTTTTATCAGCCTGACCATGGCGCATCTTGGGGGCCACAGCATCAATTCCATGCAAGTACAGCCAGATACCCACTTCAAGAAGGCACCCGAGGCGGCGGCAAGACGCTGGCACTCCTTTGGGAAGGGATCCGCTCGGCGTGTGAAGTCCCTGGCTCAAACAATCTTCTGCTTCGCCGCACGCTCAAATCCAGCCAGCAAGGCGGCATTGAAGATCACTTCCTCAAGTACGTTCCGAAGGGCATCTACCGGCAGTACAACGGCCAGCAGCACACCGTCTATTTCCACAACAAGTCCAATCTTTTCTTCGGGCACATCAAAGCCGACAGCGACCTCAAGCAGCTCCAGGGGCCTGAATATCTCTACGTTGGCTGGGACGAGCTCACTCAGTTTACTTATCCTCAGTGGGCTTTTATCAAAGGAAGCAATAGATGCCCTGTCCCGCTGGACATCTACGGCGATAAGCCGCGCGCCCGTATGGCTGGAGGCACAAATCCTAACGGAATCGGATCAGGTTGGGTTAAAGCTCTTTGGATCCAGCACAAACTTCCCGCCGGCATAGTCGATGACACCTACAACCCAGCGGACTACGAAGTCATCCACTCAAGCTTTGCCGACAATCCCATCTACGCCAACGACGCCGAATACATCGCAGGACTTAGTTCGCTTCCTCCCAATCTCCGAGCAGCCTGGCTTGAAGGCAGTTGGGACATCCTTGCCGGGCAGTTCTTTCCGAACTGGGACATCCAGCGACACGTCAAAGCTTTTACGTTTCAGGATTGGCAGCCTCGTTGGATCGGTATTGATTGGGGCTTCAACCACGCCACCTGCGTACTTTGGTTCACCAACGCCGAAGTCGTTGATTCTTTTGGGCAAAAGAAGACGGTTATCGTTTGTTACCGCGAGCTGGTTAGGCGCGGAATTAATGAGCAGACGCTTGCAGAACTCATCGTCGAGCACTCCACTGATCCGATAACCAAGAACGTTGAGCCGATCAGCCATGTTTACCTTTCTCCCGACCGATTCAACCGCGTCAACGAAGAGCACACGATTGCCGATAGAATGGGTGACGTGCTGGCCGGAAGTGGTTTACCTCGACCCGAGCGAGCAAACAACGACCGCGTGGGCGGCTGGCGGCTCATCTATACGCTACTCGACACCGAGGGCTTGGTTGTCTCTGCCAACTGCCGTGACGTTATCGAATCGTTCCCGCTGTTGATGCGGGACGACAAAGACCTGGAAGACGCGGCCAAGACCGATGATCTGGCAGACGACGTACTCGAAAGTTTTAGGTACGCCACGATGTCGTACTTCAATCCGAGGCCCATTCCGCGAGCAATCCAAGACGATTTGCGCGTCAAAGCAATTCCCGACATGACAGCCAAGTATCTAGAAATACTCAGGATACAAGCGCGCAAGCCAGGCAATGAACTGTTTCTCGACGTGCCCCAATGGCGAAGGCACTGACTTCTATCCTCGAGGTTAAGATGCTTTGCACCAAGTGCCATACGATGTCGCGCTTAGGCGATTGTCAGCCGTGTGTTGCGAAAGACGGCAGCGAAGGCACTGGATTCGGTTGCCCTGTTCCTGATTGCGGCGGTGTGATGGTGGAGATTGCCGAAACAGCTTGAACGTTCAGCGGAGGCTAGGTTGATAGAAATTCTCGACAGAGAACTCCAGCGCGCGCACGCCAAAGAGGACTTTCTGTCAGGAAAGATTGAACGCCTGGAACTGGCCATGGCGGCATTCAGCAACGCCCCAGCCAAGGCTTACGTGGATCGCACCGACGCCAAGCCTATCACCGAGGTTCCCGTGCCAGAGCCAGCCAAAAAGACCTGGAAGCAAACCAAAGCCGAGTGGGACGCATTGCCGGACGACAAGAAGCAGGCAGCGATTGAGGGAGCGAATTGATATATACAAATCGTCTTGACATGTACACACAACTCGGTATAGAAACTATGTGTGCACGACGAAGTATGCAACCGTTGTGGATACACAGGAGTTGCTCTCCAAACCCATCATCGAGACAGGAACAGGAAAAACAATCTCGCGGAAAACTTGGAGCGCCTGTGCGCGAACTGCCACATTTTAGAGCATCGCTCAAACCCGAGACGGCGTACTTTGCTGGCCGACAGGGTGATCAATTTAAGATTAAGCGGGCAGGAACTGGCCGAGTGGCGAGCGAAGGCGGGAGAGCGCGGCTTGTCGGCTTGGATACGGGAAAGGTGCAATGGAGCAGTACAAACGAACTCGGGGGATCATGGAGGTGGCGACGTGCCACGGCGTAGAAGAGTACGTGTGGTGGCGCGGAGCGCTGATCCCGCTCCAGTGGTTGAGGGAGGAGTACCAGCGGAGACTTGCAATCTCTGCGGGCACCCGGGTGAACCTGGGTTCCATGGCCAGCGATGTCGGAAGTGGGGATGTTCCAACTACGCATATGCGAGGTGACCTGTGAAAGGTGCGACGAGTTTTGACGGCAAGCTGTCCGGCAACGTGCAAACCGTAGGCCGCTACGACGAAAGCAAGAAGCCTGCCGGCGGGGAAGACATCCATTCGGTAGTGGCCAAGCACGGTCCAGCCGACCGCCACGTCATCACCAAGACAGCGAAAGGCTTTCATTCAGAAACCAGCCACGGCGGGCACATTCACCACGCCGACCACGCCACGCTTGACGAAGCGCACCAGCACGGCAAAGTAGCCATGGAAGACGCCGAGCACAACACCATGGGCGAAGATGCGATGAGCAATGCCGGCGAGCGCGGCGCAGCCGAGAAGCCGATGGGCGGCAAAGGTTTCATGGACTGATCTTAGTCTGCGTGGATGTTTAGCGCATGAGGCCTATGCGTGAGCGCAGCTAGCCTGCTGGCGGGCGGAACAGAAATACACCAGCTACAATTTCCATGCCCGCTGAATCGAAAGCGCAATTTCGCTGGCTCCATACTTCTGACGCGGCAAAGAAGCTTGGCAAATCCGGCGTCAAGGAATGGATAGGCGCAACCGGTAGTCCGAAGAAACTCCCTGAGAGGAAATCGACAAAGTGGGTCAATAAAGATGGATAGGCGAGGATTCCTGAGATCGCTTGTTGGCGGAGTTGCTGTTGGCGCGGCTGTGCGCACTTGGCCGTTCAGGGTTTACAGTTTCCCGCCAGTTCCGGATCGCATCGATCTGATGGACCTGAAATATTGGGGCTCCGGCGAAACGTCAACCGTTTGGTATGTGCATCCAAGTCAAGCCGCAGCATGGAAGGATTTGGGTGGCATAGCCTATTACACACCGGAATTGGGCACGGCTCAATCTCGCTCGTTCACCTTATCCAGGACGATTATCTGCCAAACACTGAAGAGTTAGCCGCTAGCCAAGGATCGCAAGACCCTGAGCAGCAAGACCAGCAGGAACAGAAGTTCCAGCCGGGAGAACTTTGTTCCGTCGATGCCACCGACAACCGCGTCGAGATCGCTGACGATGACGAAGAGGCGGAAGCCAAGCGCACCTGCATCAAGCATCTGTGCTCGCGAGTAGCACAGCGGGACATGGTAAGCCGCCGCTTGGAAGTCCGGGACGCCTGGAAAGCGCGCTACTTCTATCGCGGCAACCAGCACTTACTCGATGGCCCAAAAGGGACTCTCGTAACTCCTTCGATGGTCAGCCTTGGCGGGCAAAGCTTTGACGACCACAACGACGAAACAAACATCTACTTGGGATTTGGGGACATCCTTGGCGCCGCTCTGACCGCTGCATTGCCTGCTGTCCGGTTCGAGCCAGAAGATCCGACCAACGCCAGCGACATCTCAGCCTCGGAGAATGCCGAGAAGGCACGGCAACTGATCGAACGCAACAACGACATGCTGACGGTCTTGGCCGACCTTTCGCGGTATCTCTACACCGACGGACGGTGCGTGCTTGAAGCGAGACATGTTCTCGATGGGCAGCGCTTCGGCTATTCGAATCCCGGCGTAACCGAAGAGCAGGAAGAGGTTGCCTATCTGCCGGAGCAGGGCGAGAATCCCACGCCGCAGGAAAGCGGGCAAGCGGGGACAGGCGTGCCGCGAGGTTCTGAAGTCATTACCTGCTACGGAGTGCTCGAATCGAAAGTAGCCGTCCAGTCGAACTGCCTTGCTGACACTTCTTACCTGCAAATCAGCAAAGAGGGCGACATAACGAAGTTCAAGACGGAGTACCCCGACAAAGCCGATGAAATCAAAGCCGGGCAATCGCCTACGGCGGAATCCGAGTACGAACGTCTGGCCAGAACAGCGATTATGATGGGGATGCGGCCATCGGGGCAGAACCGCGACTCGATGGCGCACAACGCCACCAAGCAACGCACCTGGATGCGGCCGGAGTTTTACACCGAAGAGGAAGACGACGATCTGAGAAACTGGCTGTACCAGGAGTTTCCCAAAGGACTCATGGCTGTCATGGTTGGCCAGACGCTTTGCGAGCAGCGCAACGAATCCATGGACGACCATCTAACGCTGATTCATGCGAGGTCTGGAGATGGCGCGCACCGGCCAGCGCTAGGCAGTCCGGTCATTCCAATCCAGGAAAAGCTCAACGATTGCGTGGAACTGACGCACGAAAGCTTCATGCACCTGATACCTCGGGTTTGGGTAGGCTCGGAGATTGATGTTGCGGCGTTGCAGGATGCGGAGCGCCGACCAGGGCAGTACTTGAAGGCTCCGAAAGTCACCGGCAAAGGCACCGCCGACCTGTTTTTCACCGAGCAGCAAATCGAAATCGCTCAAGGCATGATTCAGTACATGCAATGGCTGTTTGGCGAAGCTCCGCAATTCCTTTGTGGAGGAAGCCCGGCTCTTTTTGGCGGAGACACGCAAGGCAACAACACGCTTGGAGGAATCACCATTCAGCGCGACCAGGCGCTCGGGCGAGTGGGGTTGACCTGGCGGAACATCCGCGGCGGCTATGCGAATCTGATTCGCCAAGCGGTGCAAGCTGCAGCCACGTACCGCGAAGAGACCATGACTGGAACCGTTCCAGGCCAAGGCAAGCAGATGCAAAAGCTGGCCATCGACCCGAACGACCTCAAAGGGAACATCAGATGCTTCCCCGACCAGGACGATAATTTCCCCGAGAGTTGGGTAGCGAAACGCGCAGTCTGGAACAACGTGATTGGCATGGCGGCAAAGAATCCTCTGCTGGCCAAAGTCTTGAGCACCGCGCGCAACATGATGCTGGCCAAGGACAAAGCCGGGTTGCCTGAAATGGTCATTCCCGGAGCGGACTCCAGCGAAAAGCAGATGGGCGAGATTCAGATTCTCTTGCAATCGGCCCCGGATCCCAATCCCGCCCTACAGCAAGCCCAGCAAAAGATTCAGCAAGCGGCCATCGAGGCTCAGCAGCAGGGAATTCCCATTCCACCCGAAGCAGCGCAGCAAGCCCAGCAGCAACTCGCGCAAATCCCGCAAGTCATCTCGACGGTAAAACTCGGCAAGCTTGACGACCACGCCGGCGAGATGAATGAAATCGAAACGTGGGCGAGATCAAGCGACGGAATCCGAGCGGCAGCGGAACAGCCCGAAGGCTATGAAAACGTGATGACGCACTACGACGAACACGCCGCAGCGCTCAAGGCTCAGCAGGCAGGCAACCAGCCGCAAGGCAAGCCGCCCAGCGATTCCTTGACTGTAAATTTCAAAGACCTCCCGATTGATGGTAAAGTCCAAGCCGCCGGGAAGGTTGGCATCCAACTCGACGCTGGTAAGATGCAAGCCGAAGAGCAGCAGGAAGACGCCAAGGAATTGGCGGTTAAAGCAGCGCAAAAACCGCCGATGATTCAATGAAGACCGAAAACGCTTTCATTATGTATTCTGGCGAGTTCGAAAGCGACGGCGCCGAGCTGTACAGCCTGAACGGGCAGAGGTTGTTTCCTCTTATTGGCCCAAGCGGCGGCCTCAAAGCGGTTATGGCTTTTTATGTCTGGGACGGCAACCCGACCGATAAACCACTGGACGAAGTCGGTGTTCGCGGCGAGATTTTGATGAATGACACAGAGGAGAACGTCGAAAAGGTAGTCCGAGAAACGTTCGCTAAATTCCGTTTGAAACAAAAGGAGAAAAAGCAATGACGACACAAGCACCTCCAGCACCGCCTGTACCGACCGCACCGCATGGACATGCACCTTCAGCAACTCCGGTTGATCCCAAAATCGCAGCAGCCGCTGCAGCCGATGCCGCCGCCAAAGCGGAAGCCGCCCGCAAGGCCGCGCTTGTGGCTTCAACCGCACCGGCACCGCCACTCACCGCCGTTGACATCATGGGCCGCATCCGCGAACAGTTGGCGTTTATGAAGAATCCCAACAACACTTCGGACATGACCTACAAAGGCTGTGACCGCATTGAAGCGTTGCTGGAGCTTCTCGACCCTTTATTGCCGGTAGTCAAGGCTTGACTTCCTCCTCGCCATTAATGGCGAGGATTCCTACGGCGGAGCCATGACAGTTTCGCATGGTCGCTTCGGCGGGTTCCTGCTTCATCGATCAGCCTTACAGCGCCGCATCCGGCCCAATCCAGGTAAAGGTTTCTGGCGGCTACGCATCGCATGTTCCGGGGGCTGCTGTCCCCGGAGGCTATCAGGGAAAACAGGGAAAGTGAGTAGGATTGAACACCGGTAAGGGATTCGAACCCTTGGTTCGGAGGGATGACTGGGAGTGGCGTCCCACTTTAGGCATCTCCGAACTACATCCACCTACGTTTAAGCCGCTCACGCAACTGATGTTCAACGGATGCATAATAGCACAGGGGACAGGGAAGAAAGGAGTAGCCGATGGATGGCGAAGCAGAAGTTCTTGAACTTGGCGGAGTGGAGGAGACTGTTGAAACTCCGTCAGAGGAGCCTATTGAACCTGGAGGGGAAGAAACTCCTTCAGAAGAGCCGGAGTCACCTCCAGAACAAGAGCAGCAGCCCGAAGCCGAAAAGGGCGACGGGCGCAAAGTCGCAGCAGCCGTCCGGCAACACCTAGCCGAAGTCAAGAAGACCAATCCAGTCCTTGCCAAAGAGCTTGAGCGCATCTACTGGAAAGGCCAAGCCATCGACAAGCTTGGCACCACGCAGGAACTCACCGCACTGAAAGAAGCGGTAGAACTGCATGGCGGTGTCGAAGGATTGTCTTCGATGGCCGAGGAAGTCCAGGCCGGGCGGCAGCTCGAGGAAGGCTTCAAGCGTGGCGATCCGAAAGTCATTGAAGGCTGGGCCACCGACTTCCCTGACGGGTTCAAGAAGCTTGTCCTGCCGGCGCTTGACCGCCTCGAGCGCATGGACCAGGCCTTTCACGAGCAGGCAGTCTCGACTGTCTCAACCAAGTTCCTTGAAAAGTACGGAGTCTTCGATGCTGTGGGCCAGATGGGCGAAGCCCTGCGCAACGGCAAGACCGACGACGCCATACGCCTCTATAACGATCTTGTTGGCAAAGTGTTTCAGCCCATGCGGGGGCTGGCGACAAAAGCCGCTACAGATCCGCTGGCCAGCGAACGCGAGCAGATCAACTCGCAGAGAGAAGAGCTTGCCAAGCAGGAAAAGGCGCAGTTCTACGGCTCGGTACGCTCTGAAGTCAATCAGCAGGTTGGTCGGGCGATGAATGCGGAGATTGGGAAGCTTCTTAGGGGCCGGAAACTCGATCCCGAAATGGGCAACCGGGTGCGCTCGGAAGTGACCGAAGAGATCAAGAAGCTTCTGGTAGCGCAAGCGGACTACGCCAAGAGATATGAAACCATCATGGGCGCCGGCAACCGCGACAAGGCTATCAAGTTCATTGTGGACAACGCTCAACGCAACATGCCGAAAGCGGTGCAAACCGTTCTGAAGTATCGCAACCTGCTGGGGACGAATGGCAATGGCGCGCGGCCACCGGCAAAGGTTGCACCGAAATCAGGCGCACCGCAAACGGTCGTCGGTCGGCCCAGCATTGCCGATGTGGACTTCACGAAAACGGACAAAGCCACGTTTCTCGGCTCGCGGCAGCATGGCAGGGCGTTTCTGAAGTCGGGCAAGCAGGCTCAATGGTGAGTTTGTGCGCTGGGAAGAACTCTTCGAGCGGCTGCGAGGAACGGACGCGGCAATCATGCCGCCACGCAGATAGCTAGTGCGTGCTTACCTAAGCCGAAATGGCCCAGAAGAGCACCGCGCACAGTCAGCCGCAAAAGTTTCTCGTTCCTAGCAGATACTCAGTGGAAGCAGCCCACTCAAAAAAAGGCACGCAGAGAAGCTAGCGAACGGATTGCAGCAACCCTTCCACGGAAGGGCACTACAAGCTAAACACCGCCCAGAGCGAAGGGCGCGCCAAGGGAAGCGCAAATCGCGGCAAGTAAGTCCACGAATCAAAGGAGTTGCCTATGGCAGCTCTATCAGAAACGAATATAGAGGCGGTCGAGCTCGAGACAGTAAGAGACGATGTTCCAGATCTCATGCTGACCGAGGACACGCTTTACAGCCGTCTCAAAAAAGCGGGCCGCATGCTTCCCATGTCCACCTCTACCGGAGGCGGGCCGGGAACAGGAAACTTGTGGGACCCGACGGGCCGACCTTCCCTGCGTGTTCCCATGCGCATCAAGGCTGGCTCGGCATTCCTGCAGATCAACGCGGACGGCGGCGATATGGGCCGCGGCACGGGTTCGGCTTACGCAGCGCAGTTTCTCTTGCCGGTAGCTTTTGCAGAAGCCTGCGAGATTACCGCGCAAGCCGTATGGTCGTCCGACTCCGGCAAAAAGTCCCGCATCAACGTCAAAGCAACGGAGTTCACCCACACCAACGAGCAATTCAAATCCAACCTGGATGCAGCTTTCCAGGGTGATGGCTCGGGAACCCTGGATACCGTCGTTCTCCCGGCTTCGGGCGGAGGCGCGGCTGGACCTTCGTTCTCGAACACAACCGTCGTCAATGCCAACCAGTTTTACGACAACCAAGTCGTGCAAGTCTTTCCGGCAGTCGGAGGAGTAGCGCGGGGCAGTTTCCAAATCTCCTTCGTTGACGGCGTGACGAACACGCTTTGGTCCGCAGACGCTTTGCCTCCAGGCACGGCAGCGGGCGACATCCTAGTCATCAACGGCGCAACTGGAGCCGCGGGCACCTCGATCATGGGCCTGCGCGCCTACCAGGTAAACGGCAACGGCGGGACTTTGAACGGTCTAGCCCGCGCAAACTATCCCGGAAGACTCTCCACTCCGCAAGTCAACCTTGGCGGGGCTTTCATTACCGAAGCCACTGGCCGATTCGTCACCAGCAAAATCAGCTTGGCGCTTGGGACAGAATCCCCGGCGCTTGCCGATCTCATCTGGTACATGAACGTGGACCAGGCAGCGGCGGTCGAGAATCTTGCCGTGCAAGTGGCCATCACCAACCAGCAGGAAATCAAGGGCAACAGTTCGCAAGACATGCTGAAGCGCAACACGCCGAAAACGTTTGTCGATTACGACATCGTGCGCAGTGTTCACGCTTTGCCGGGGCGCGTCGATGCGCTCTGTTTGAAATACTGGGGAATGGGAGAGTTAAAAGCTCCCGACCTCTACGACGTCAATGGCCAAACGACATTTCCGACCATCGGGCCGAGTGGCGGATTGAATGCCAGTACTATATTTTATCATATATGGGCAGGCAACGTCTTCTCTAGTAACGTTAGGGCTGGCGCGATTATTCTAAACGCGCAAATTCCTGTGGGCGTGTTCGGCTGATAACTTTTGCGGCCCGAGGCGAGCCGGAATCGCCTCACTTTTATGAGAGTAGAAATCATCCGCCAGTCAAAGACCTGCCCTGAAAGCTACGCGAAGTTTCTCGAGCGCGTAGGCGGGATGAATCCCTACGGCGAGCCAAATTTTCTATTGCAGTGGGGTCCGTCAACCACAGAATTTATTTGGGGGCAGATGGACGGAGGTTCCTGCGGGCAACACGTCAAACTGAAGTACGGCCCCGACCCGATTTGGCACCTGGAGATGTGGAAGCCGCCAGAGATGTGCGGCCTGTCTCCCGAAGAGTGGTACAGGCAATCCTACGATCCGGTTTCAGGACTCCATTGCTGCGGGGATTATCCTTTTCGCGGCTACTACTCGCACAACCGGAGACTGAACCAGTTGAACTACCGCATCCTCGAGGAACTCATCCCCAAGATTGACGCTGCTCGCGGCATGACCTTCGCCGAAAGGAAGCGGCAGATACTCGAAGAGATGGAAGCAGAAAAGCGCGAGTCGCGGCGCATCATCGCGGACGCCTACAGAAATGCAACCCCGGCCTTTGGAGGAGTTGCAGGCACCTACGAATCGAACCGCGAACGGTGGACCAGAAAATACCAGCACAAGATGACCGCAGCCGAAGCTATGGCGAGACTCAGAAGCCGAATCGACCACGCCTTGTGGGCCAAGCGGAATCCGCAACTTTCACAGGAAGAGATCGACCGTCGAGTAATCCAAGGAGCCTGACATGCCAGCACGACCGGACATCGCAAGAAACGTTGAAACGGGAATGAACGGAGTAGTCGAGTACCAGCCGAATCCGCTCAACCAGTTTGCCCCGAAATACAAAGTATACATTTTCAACATCGGCCCGATGAAGCACGAAGTTCCGAAAGGCTCTTGGGGAACGTTCAAGATTCCCGCTTGCGAGCCCGGCCAGCGCTACAGCAGGCCGCTCATTCTGCCATCCATCTTCCGGTCGAGTTACATGGACGCGGCATCACTTGCCATGAAAACGGACGACATCGAAGGCAAGCACGTGGCGCAAGACATCGTGAATCCCTTCCTTGGCGGCGATTGGTCGGAAGGCCAAGACCTGACGGAAAAAGGCGTGTTCTGGACGATGAATGAAACGCCGACCGAGGAAGAGTTGGCGACAGCCAAAGCCAAAATGGAGGCTTTCTTCAGAAAGCTTCTTGTGGCGGCTACGGAACTAGAAACCAGCGGACGGATAAACGCCATTACGCCGACGATGCGGCTGGCAGCGACGTATTTCAAGGAAGACCGCAAGTGGAATCCTATTTTCCAGAAGATTGATACTTGCCCTGTTTGCGGCGATCCCCTGCGCGAAAACGCCGTCAAGCATGGTTGCGGCTACGTTCCCGATCCAGACCGCGCTTACAAGCTCGGGGCCATTGATGCGGCCACGAGGGATGATCTGAACGCTCGCCGTGCGGAGCCCAAGGGCAAGAAACAGTGATCTTCGCGGGGCGGTGAGAGCTTCCGTGCGTATTCCCTGCGTGCGTGAAACTCACTTGCGCCGCGAGGCTTTTTAAGGAGACGTTATCTCCAATCTTCAAATCGGAGTTTATCCAACGGTCGAAGGCGTCCTGACATTCACGAGGGCGATAATCAACGATCAACTTCGCAATAATTCTGGAAGCATTCTGACAGACAACGCCAGTTTCACTCTCGACTTTGTGAACATGGCGATTGAGGAGTGCCAGACTTATCTGGCAAACAACGGCGTCTCGACGCAGATCGTTGATAATTTAGTTCTCACGCCCATTACGCCGACGCCAAACCTTGATCCTGACTGTCAAATATTCATCGGCTACAACGGATACTTTGATGGCTCGGTGATGCACGCAACACCAGTGCTTCCTCCAGACGTTATCGTCCCTTTGAAAATCTGGCAGCGGCAAACCGGAAGCGCACAGCAATTCTCGCTGATGAATCCCGCAAAGGATGGTTTGCGGTCGGCCCAGCCTGGCTCGGTATTTGGCGAGTGGGAATGGCGGCAAGGGGCTATCTACATGGTAGGCTGCACTACCACGCAAGACATTCGCATCCGCTATGAGCAATCTATTCTTGACTTGACGACCAATGCAGGATTCTCCCAGCAAACCATTATGATCCCGCGTTCTCGGCGCGCATTGGGATTCCTTGTAGCAAAGTATTACGCACTGTCACGCGGCTCGCCGCAAGTTCCGGCAGTTCAAGCCATGGCTGAAGATGCGATGAATCAGATCATTAACCGGGAAATCCGCGCAGACCAAAGGAATCCGATCCGTCCGCGCGGCTATCGTTCTGGCGGGCGAGTTGATGGAGCCATGGGCGGGAGTAGCTTCCGTTGAGTACTTACTTCCGCTACGACAAATCTGCAAGCAGTGTAGTAGGTTTAGCTCTGCCGGGAGTCAGTGTCGCTGTGCTCACCCAGCCCGCAGTCATTACAACACAACCCGGCAGCCCGCTGGCAACAATCTGGAACGCCGCACTCTCTAACGCTCCTACTCTTTCACTGGCAACCTGGGCCAACGGCTACATCACCTTCACGCTGGGTAGCATCCCTTCCGACGTAATTGTCGGAGCCTATCTCTCAATCTCCGGCATCAACCCAACAGGCTACAACGGCATCTGGCAAATCTACTCGATTACAGGGCTTCTCGTCACCGTCACGCAGAGCAACGGCAGCCTCATCACCGTAACACCGGGGACTTACGTGTCAGGCGGAACGGTAGCAACTTCGGCTTTGCCGAATCCCTTTCTCACCGACCAGCTTGGAAACTTTTTTTTCTATGCGCTTCCCGGAATCTACACCGTGCAGCTCTACGGCACCGCCCTTCCGACTCAGCTCGTGCTTGCCGATCAGAACGTGGTTGCGGGCGGCGGAAGCGGAAGCGTTACCAGCGTCGGCCTTACCATGCCTGCTGAGTTTTCCGTTGCCGGATCGCCCGTATCGGCTTCTGGGACTCTGGCGGTCACAAAGTCCACAGAAAACGCCAACACGGTGTGGGCCGGTCCAACCAGCGGCGGAGCGGCACAGCCAGCATTCCGGGCTCTGGTAGCTGCGGACCTGACCGGGGTAGGCGGAACGGTTTCAAGCGTCTCGCACACGCTGACGGTTCCGGGGATCTTCAGTTCGTCGGTAACGGGCTCGCCTGTCACAACCACGGGCACGCTCGCCGACACGATCACACTCGTAAATGAAAACGCCAACACGGTATGGTCTGGACCGGCTTCTGGCGCCGCAGGCGTTCCGGCTTTTCGCGCCCTGGTAGCTGCGGACCTGCCGCAAACGGTTACGGCGCTAACCTCGGCAAACATTCTCGCGCTATTCGGAACTCCGATTACTCTGGTACCTGCTCCGGGAGTTGGTTTCCGCATCGTTCCGCTGGTCATTCAAATTGTTTTCTTCGGCGGATCGATAGCCTACACGGATGCCGGCGGGGCGGTGAGTTTCGCTGTTGGCAGTGCATCGCAAGCGCTTGTGACGAACGGAATCTTTCTTGTGACTATCTCGCCTAATCGTGCGATTCAGCAAATCGGAAGTTTCTCGGCCACGGACACTGCCGGGAATCCTCCGACGGATGACAATGCCGCCCTGGTCATTTCAAAGGTAACGAACAATTTTGCTGCGGGAAACGGGACAGCGAAGATCACGGTCCAATATCTTATTCTGGCTACCTCGTGATGGAAAAAGGTTCAAACGGGCTGACATAGTTCATTGATTTTAACAGATATTTCAACTTAAAAAGGAGAATCGAGCAATGGCCACGGCCACCATAAAATTCGTGGGAAGCACAAAATCTCCATCCGGAGACGTAACGCAAGACTGCGTGACCTACTATGGCACCGTAACGGTTAGCGCGGCGGGCGATACTTATGTCACCGGAGGGATGGCTCCGCTGACTGGCTTCGCGTTCAAGAACCTTGGAGCCTACGGGGATCGCACGCCGCTGTTTGTGGAAATCGCATCCTCGAATGGTTCCAGCATGGTTTATATATGGAATCAGACTACTGGAAAATTGCAAGTATTCACCGGCAATAGTTCGGCTTCGGGAGTAACTTCTGCTCCTGAATTGACCAATGGCACGGCAATGAGCGGAACTACGCCTGCAATCAACACGGATGTGATTACCTTCCGCGCGACATTCCCAAAGACCGTTAGCTAGACATGAACAACGCATCAGGCGCTTCCGACATCGCACTTTCCGTTTTTGGCGGTGCGATTTCTAGCATGGCTTCCAGCGATCTCCCGGAAGGTGGGTCCGCTGGTTGCCAAGACGTAGACTACGATATCGGGCGTGTCTTCACGCGCGGCGGCACGCTCGGGCAATTTGTTTTTGCGGGATTGTACAGCGAAAAGATTGCAGGCTACGCGCAATCCCTGCCGGGGCCGTTCACACCCAACGAAGCCCCGTGGAACTCGCCCACCAACGCCACACTGGGCATTCCCGGAACCTACGCCAACGTAACACTCAACGGAACGAACACAACGCCAAGCCTCGTGCAGTACGCGCAAGGCAGCGCCGCACCGATTACCGTAAACCACGAAACCGACAGCCCAACCATCCAGAACGTTACGACTGGCGCATTCCTCGAGCCGGGTTTGGTGAAAGGCAACACGCTGTTTGTTTTCCCGGTCATCACATCGGCCTCGCAGCCCATCGGGAATATCATTTTTCCCATCAGCGGAATCACCGATAATTCAGGAAACACCTACATCCCCATGGGCACGCCGGCGGGATTTGGCGTTGCAGGTCCGGCGATAGATTGGTGCCAGCCGTTCTATTGCGTTCTGAACCAGACCGTCAATAACCTGACGATCAACTACACCTACATTATCGGTCAGCAGACCTACGTAACCGCGGTGACGAGTTACTTTTCGGCTGTCGGCGGGCTTGGCGCGGTCGACGTTCCGTTCACGGTAGCGCAAGGAACTGCGGCGGGGGCAGGCGCAATCGCTTCACCCAGTTTCACCACAACAAACCCGAGCGACGTGCTGATTGGCTTTTCGATCTCTGCGGCTGGCGTAGGGCTTGGCCCGAGCTGGACTAGCCTTGTCTCGGCGGTAGGTGAATATCTGGCCGTCACCGCCGTAGGAACCTACAGCGCTGCAGCGACGGTCGGCGGGGCAGGGGCATGGTTCTGCTGGGGCGGAGCTTTCAAGGCGCAAGCGCTTTGCAGCATCACGTTCACAAATCCCGTCGCCAAGGGAAGCATTGTCGTTGCCGAGCTTTTCAGCCAAGGGCCGGGAATCTCTCCGGTTTGCAATGATTCGCAAGGGAATGAATATCAGCTTGCCGTTTCGAACACTTCAAACGTCAACGGGCAGCAGGCATTCATGTTCTACACCGTCAATCCTGTTTCGGCTGGGACGCTGACCGTTTTAATCACTTGGAATGGCGCATTTACGCTGTATGGATTGATTCACGAAGTCGCTGGCGTCACTGTTCTCGATCAGGTCAGCTCAAACGCCCAGAACAGCGCGAGCGTAGCGGCGCCAACTCTCACTATTGGGCAGAATGAGTTCTCGATCGGAGCGGCCTCGACGCAATTCTCCGCCACGGTTTCAGGGGCATTTGCGGCCATCCAGAACATCACCGGAAATTACTCTTCGTCATTCCTTATCAGCGCAGGGCCGACGGTCCAAGCAACGTGGACGCAGACCAGCGGCGGCTGGGTTGCGCTGATGGCGACGTTTCGCTCGGGAACTGCTTCTCCCAACCGCTCGCAGATACTTGCCTCTTCCAATTTCCCTTTCACGATCCCCGCAACGGAATCCGTTCTTGGCTTGCAGGTCGAAGTTTTCGGGCATCAATCGACGCTGTCGCCGGACGCCATTCTGACCGCTCAGATTCTCTTGCCCAACGGAACGCTTTCGCCGAAAACCGTGGCTTTCCAACTGACTCTGGCCGACACGGAGTTTGTCGCCGGAGTTACCAGCTTCTCCTGGGCGATTCCGCTAACTCCGGCACTGCTCGACAATCCAACCTTGACTGTCAATCTCGTAGCTACAGCCTTAGGCGGTGAAGTAGCCAGCTTCTTTATCTACGCGGTCAAACTGAAAGCTTGGCTGTCTCCTGCGCCCGCCTCGAACATAAATTGGCTCAAGACTTACGAGCAGACCGATGGAGAGATAGATACTCTCCTGCTCGACGCTAACGGCCTCTTGTGGGATGAGAATGTCACTGCAAATCCAGGAGTTTTGAACAACATTTCAACAGCCATCCAGCCGGGCAGCTACGCCAAGTCAGTGACTTTCGATGACGTGGAATATATCGGCATATCGAATCTGATTAACGGCACCGACGTTCCAAGGCTGTGGAACGGGCAATGGCTTGACCGGGTATCTCAAGTAGGGCCTGGCGCTCCGCCGTCGGTGACCACGACAAGTTCCGGCAGCGCTGTACTCACGATCACGCAAAACGCGGCAACGGCTCTGCCAACCGGAGCGCACGACTGGCTGCTGGTCAGTGCCGCACCATCGGCTACCGGGACATTCAGCGCTCCGGCGACTCCCGGGAACGTGATGACGATTATCGTTCATGCCGCTTTCGTCCCGCCAACCACCGGGAGCCCTCTTGCTCCAGTCTATAAAGTAGGAACCAACATCCAGATTCTAGGGTTTCCATCCATCGCTGGAAACAATGTCAACAACGATCCCGCAGGCGTCTTCAATCCGGCCTATTACACCATCACTAGCGTTGGCTCGACCGTTGCAGGCCAGCAAAGCTATGACTGGATCACCTTTCAGGTTCCGTTTACGGCCTACTACAACGCGCTGACTCCAGGCGGCTGCACCATTCAATCGACGCTTGCGACACTGACCGCGGCAGTGCAGGTTCCGTTCCTGGAAGTCGGCAACCAGATGACCGTCACCGGAGCGGGCACGGCTGGCTACGACAACACGTTTGTGGTGGCTGCCACACCGAACGCCGCGCAGTTGCAAATCACGCAAACCAGCCTGACAGCCAACGTCGCTAACTACGTCTTTACCATCATCACCGGAGTTGCGCCTGTCCTGGGCCAATTCGCCACGGTGACAGGAACTCTCAATGGCAACGGGATCTTCAACGTATCGAATGCCGTAATCACTTCTGCCAGTCCGACCAGTTTCTCCGTGTCTCTGGTTTCTTCATCGAACATTTCGCCGGCTGCTGAGACAGGAACGGGAATCATTTCTGGGACTATCTTCCAGTTCGATCCCGCCGGCACAGTGACCAATCCAATCCTGGGCAACTCCACCGGAGGGCTGGTTTCGACAACCGGCGTGATGGGCGTCGGTACAAGGCAATGCGTCGTTATCTTCCAAACCAGGAATGGAGCACTGACCGCTCCGTCGCCTTTTGTGCAGTTCACCATCACGGCCTCGGCGGGAGCCATTGTCGTTTCGAACATTCCCATCGGACCGCCAAACGTTACCGCGCGCATTCTTGCGTTTACCGGAGCGAATGGCGGCAATTTCTTCTGGATTCCCGAGCCCGTGCAGGTGACAACCAACGGCCAACTTATCACCTACCCGGCGACACTCATCAACGACAACATCACCACGCAAGTGACGCTGTCGTTTCCCGATGCGGTGCTATTGGCCGGCGATGCCATCGACGTAGCGGGAAACAATCTTTTCGAACAGGCGGAACTTGGCTCTTGTGTAGGCTTTCTCAGTTACTCCGACCGGCTCATTGCCTGGCAGGAACAGAACAAAATCCAGAACTTGCTCAATCTTTCCTTTGATGGCGGCATAGGCGTTCTCTCTAGCGCCGTGCAGGGAACCACAACGACTTATCCGCTGGGCTGGACGG